GGGTCTCAGACGTCCGGGTCGAGGCCAACGAGGCCGGCGGCTACTCGCTGATGGGCTTGCACCACTACACCGCGCAGGGCCGAGCTCGAGTCCGGGCCGGCGGGTTCCGCGGGTACAGCATCGACATCGCGCCGCCTGGCCTCATGCAGACCAAGGCCGGCGAGCCCATCGCCGAGTGGGTGCCCTTCGGCGGCACCCTCACGAATACCCCTTTCGTTCAGTCGATGGCGCCAGTCGCCGCGACCGAGCGCACCTCATCCCCCACAACGGAGGTCCCACAGATGGACATCAAGCTCCTGAGCGGCGCCCTGTCGCTGTCCGAGACCGCGACCGAAGGCGAGGCCCTGGCCGCGCTGCACACTCTGACGGAGCGAGCGGACACGCTGGCCTCCGAGCTTGTCGCCATGACCGAGCAGCGGGACGCGGCCAAGGCCGAGTTCGTCGCCCTGACCGAGTCGAGCAAGGCGCTTACCGTCAAGCAGGCGGTTCACGAGGGCCGGATCGGACTCGCGCAGGGTCCGCGCTACCTCAAGGTGCTCGCCGCGCTGGGCGAGGAGGAGGCGCACGCCATCTTCCCCGCCAACGCCGTGCCCGTCGCGCCCGTCGTGCCCGCCACTGGCGTCCCGGTCGAGGCCGGACCCCTGACCGCCGACAGCGTGCTGGCCGAGGTCGCCGCGCTCGCTGAGAGGATCCAGGCCGACGATGACGTGCCCGCCGCTTCGGCGTGGGTCCAGGCCAGCAACGAGATCGAGAAGGACCCGGCCAAGGCCGCCCTCATCAACTACACCCCCGCAGCGGAGGCCTAGGCCATGGGACAGAAGTGGAACCCGATTTGCCAGTCGTTCAAGAGCGACGCCAACCTCGCATCCTCGAAGTGGTTCTTGGTCGCGCTCTCCAGCGGCGGCGCTGACCTCGACGTCTGCGGCGCTGGCGCGCTCGCCATCGGCGCCCTGACCGACGTGGTCGGCGGCTCGAACACGGATACGAAGTACGTCGACGTGCAGGTCGGCGGCGTGATCAAGGTCATCGCGGGCGCTGCCCTGACCGACGGCACGCTCGTCATGAGCGACGCGAGCGGCGAGGCGACTACCGCCACAACCGGAAACTACGCCATCGGGATCTGCTTGCAGGACGCCGCGGATGGTGAACTGGCGTCGGTCCTCTGGGCCCCGTCCTACTACGAAGAGGGCTAACCGATGGCAAACCGCACTGACTACACACAGGACAAGTTCCTCCAGCGCTACGCTCGGCTCCTGACGCCGGACGACGGGTCGTACATCGCCTACAACCCGCTGGCGTGCCCCGTGATCGACGTGGACACGATGACCGGCAACTTCATCGACGTCGGCGGCGGCTTCGCGGCCGAGAGCCCCTTCGATGACATGGTGCTGACCGACGGCATGGACAAGCCGAACATCATCCCGACCACGATCAGCAAGGTCGCTGGCTGGGCGATTCAGCAGCACGGCCTCGGCGTGAAGGTCAACAAGCAGAGCCAGCAGTTCGCCGAGGGCAACGGCAACGACTTGCGCCGCGCGAAGACCGCGCACCTCATGGCGCATACCCGGATCGTGCGAGAGCGCGTCCTGGCGTCGTTGCTCTTCAACGCTACGACCTTCGCCGGCTACACCGCCGCCGCGGGCACCGGGTGGGACGTGGCCGGATCGGACCCGGTCGGCGACTCGATGATCGCTCAGGACTCGACCCTGACGAACGCGGGCAAGAAGCCGAACACGCTGATCCTCGGGTACGAGGCCTACAAGGGGCTCCGCACGAATGATCGCGTCCTCGAGCTCTGGAGCCGCACCGGCTCGACGGGCGGGATCGTGCCTGATTCCGCGCTCGCGGCCATCATGGACGTGGATCGGATCATCGTCGGCAGCGCGTCCAGCAACACCGCGGCAGAGGGGCTGGCTGAGTCCAAGTCCTTCATCTGGGGCAAGTTCGCGCTGTTCTGCCACATCGCGCAGAGCCCGACTCCGTACACCCCGCAGTCCTGCGTGCAGCGGTTCCGTTTCCGCGGTGCTGGCGACCCGGAGATCCGTCGCTACGACCTCCCGGGCAGCTACCAGGAGCAGATCGACGCGGTGTACGCCGAGCAGTTCACCGTGCCGACGCCCGCCCTGGGCTACCTGTTCTCCGCGGTCGTGGCCTAGCGGCCAGGAAGGAGGCGGCCATGAGCCTGCCCGTACTTGAGGACCGAAAGTTCCTCGGAGACGTCGTCATCGACGGCACTCTGACTTCGGTACAGTTGGCGACCAACACGATCACGGATCCGGGCACTGGCGCCGCCATCCCGGTGACCGCGTCCGGCGTGGTTGCGATCACCACGGCGGCAGCAGAGACGAACACCCTGGCGATCCCGACGTTCCTCGGTCAGCGCCTCGTGCTCGTCTGTGACGTCTACGCGGTCGGCGATCGAGTGGTCACAGCGGCCTCGGCGATCAACGTGGCAGGGAACACGATCATGACGTTCGGCGCCGCGCGGGACGCCATCGAACTGGTGGCTATCCAGTTGGCTGGCGTGCTGGCGTGGGAAGTAAGCTGGAACAACAACGTCGCCCTGAGTTAGTCCACCTAACGGGAGCGCAGACCCATGGTTGACTACTACATCCCCGCGGGACGAGCATTCGGGAACCCCGGTCCTGGGCTGCCTCGGCAGTTCAAGCCGGGGGATCCGCTGCCGGCGCTCACCGCGCCGCAGATCGCTCGCCTCGTCAGGGATGGCTCCTTGGCGTTGCGGGCGCCTCAGCCCCGGAGTGTGGTGGTTCCCTCACCCGCTCCGGGGTACGAGATCCCGAGCAAGTTCCCGGCGTCGAAGCACCTCCCGGGGTTCCTCGACGGCTACAGCGACCCGGCGCACGTGCGAGCGCTCTGGCGGGCTGACGGCAGGTCGAGCGCGGATCGACACTACCGCAAGCGGCTAAAGGCGCTGGAATGATGCGCCTCATAGCCCTTTGCTGCATGCAGGGCGCGTTCACCTTGGACGACGGGCGCAAGGCGCGCGAGGTGTCGCCCGGCGCGGTGTTCCTGGCGGGCCCCGCAGACGCCGCTCACCTCATCGCGAGGCGGCGGGCCTCTCCTGCGGAGGAGCCGCCCAAGCCGAAGAAGCGCAAGGCGCCGAAGCGGGGGGCCTGATGGCCTTTAACGCCACCATCGCCATCGCGCAGAGCCACGCCCCGCAGTTGGGCACGCTCTCGGACTCGCCCGCCACGACGCCCACGGCGACGCAGGGCGCGTTCATCTGGGCGCGGGCCTACGACTACATCCGCGTCTGTCTCAAGCGCGCAGGCGTCTCCTCCTCGTTCACGGCAGCCAGCGCGGGCGCCGGATGGGCTGCGGAGTGCGAGTCCCTACTCACGTCGGGGCGTCTGCTCGAGGCCAAGGGGAGCGTCGGGATCCGGGCTCAGGGCTCGCGCGCTGCCGGCAGTGGAGACACGACAGCAAAGCGCCTCATCGACGCCGCTATGGCGATGCTCGAGGACCTGAAGACCGATCGCGGGCTGCGGGAGGCGTTGATCGCCGACGGCGCCGCGGACAACCTGCCGATCAGCGGCTGGGCCTCGTCCGACTGGTCCGACGGCAAGGACCCGGACTGGAACGACACGTTCGGCCAGGACCGACCTTACGTGCCCCCGGCGACCATCTACGACGGCGAGGCCCTCTGATGGCGTTCGCGCCTGGACCACGAACCGCGGGACTGCGCGGCTCGTTCGGCGGTCGCGTGGACGCAGGGCCGTCGATCGTGATGGACCCGAGCGGCGCCGAGCTCGCCGCAGGTATGGAGCGCTGGGCGAACCTCGTGCCCGACTTCAGCGAGGCGTGGCCGCCGATGGTGGACCTGATCCACCGCCACAACTCGCGCACATTCCGCACCCGCGGGGCCGGCACTGGAGATCGGCGGCGCTGGGTGCGGCTGTCCCCGGCCTACCGGGCCCGCAAGGCTCGCGACTTCCCAGGTCGGGGCCTGCTGGTCCGCACGTCTGCGCTGCGGGATGCGCTGACAGGCTCCGGCTCTGGGTCGCGCGTCAAGCGGACAAAGGACTCGCTTGAGGTCGGCATCAAGGGGCCCGCCGCTGAGTATGGCAAGTACCACCAGACGGGGGTCCCGAGCCGGCACCTGCCGGCCCGCCCGCCGATCAAGTTCTCGCGCAACCTGCGGAACAAGAGCGGCCTTACCTTCGTGATATCCCAGATGCTCCAGCGGGTCGTGGTCGACCATCGCAAGGCAGCGCTAGGCGTTCACGCTGGAGTGCTCGACGCGGACGCCGCCGACAAGCGGTCGAAGTCCCTGACGCAACTATCCCGCCGGAAGACGGTCTGATGCCTGTCATCGGCCCCCGACTGGTGCTCGACGCGATCTACTCGTTCTTGACGACGTCCTCGGGCGTGCATCTGTCGCTGAATGACGAGCTAGCGAACTACCGCACCGCGGAGGGCCTCGGGGACATCGATCTTCCCAACGTCGTGGCGTACAACCAGGGCTACTACCTCGGCAGCCAGGAACCGCAGCAGTCGCCAACGATGTCGATCGTCTGGGAATCGACCGACGGCGAGACGCTGAACAACAGCCGGATCTTGCCGCACCACTTCACGCTGTACCTGCTGATCCTCGACCGCAACGTCCCAGGGGACGAGCAGTACCTGATGCTGCGCGTGCTCGACTATGTGGCGGTCGTGATGGACATGTTCTTGCGTGGCACGTCTGCCGGCGCTCGGGGGTACACGCTGAATAACGGCACGGGCACGACGGCCGGGCGCATCAACCGCGCGACCATCGACCGCGTAGACATCGGATCAGACGACGCCCTAAACGACGCGAACGTCGTCCTGGCCTTCGGGTTGACGGTCGAGAGCATCGAGGATTACCCGGGCTGAGGCCCGCACGGAGCACACCATGAGCGGACCCACACGAGGCGCCCCAAACTGCCGCGTCCTCTTTGTCGAAGCAGAGACGACCTTCGGCACGCCCGTCACTCAGTACCCGTTGGCAGCGTCGGCGCTTCGGATCATCTCGTCCAGCGTGACGACCAAGAGCCCGCGGCAGGCGCGGGAGGATGCGTTCTGTACCGGGACGAAGATCGGCTCCATCGACCTCAAGAGCACGACTGAGTGGTCATTCGAGTGCGAGCTGTACACGCCCGGGACGGCGTCGACCGACCCGGACTGGCACGACGTGGTGGTCAACTTGCTCGGCATGCAGCAGCAGGCCGCGGTGGCGAACACGGCTGTCTCTGGTGCCTCCAGCACGACCACGACAGTGGACGTCACCAACGGCGACGGCGCCAACTTCACGGCGCTCAAGAGCCACATCACCGTCAACGGCGAGACCCGACGCGTGACCACCATCGACGTCTCGGGCGACCCCGACGTCTTGACCGTGAGCCCGCCGCTGTCGGCCGCCCCGAGCGCTGCGGATGTGGTCTACAGCGCGCCGAGCTATCACCCCAAGGACGCCAGCGACGTCACCCCGGCAGGCGCCACGCTGTGGTTCGCCAACAACGCCAACATGTGGCGCGTGACCGGCGCTGTCGCTACCTCGTGGAGTATCGCGGGCGGCGGCAACGGCTCGATCCGAATGACCGTCTCCGGCACCGCGCAGGAGTCCCGCTTGCTGCTCACCGGCACCTGGCCCGCGGGCGGCAACAGTTCCGTTACGACGATGGTCGTCAGCAACGCCGGGCTCGTCCCTGACGACGTCAGCGCCGCGAACCCGTACTACCTGACGCTCTCCGCTGGCCTCGCGGTCGAGGAGTTCGTGAGGGTCACGGCCAAGGCGGGCACGTCCTACACCATCGTGCGCGGCTCGCCGTCGGGCTCAGGGCAGACCCACGCCGCCGGTTGCACCGTCGAGCCGTATCAGCCGACAGGCACCTACGCCGGCTCGCCCATCCCGGCCACCGGAGGCATGTGCTACATGGCCTCCGAGCTGACGAGGATCGAGACCTTCACCCTCGACGTCGACCCGGGGATCATCCCCCGAGAGAACGTGCACGGCGCGGCCTTCACGTTCTTCGACTACGTGAACGGGCGCCGCACGGTGACGAACTCGGCCGAGGCGTGGAGCGAGAACGCCTCGCACATGCTGCGGGTCTTCGACGCGAAGGCGCGCACGGCCACCGAGTTCTTCGAGCAGCAGGGCGACACGACCGGGAGCATCGTGGCGATCACGACGCCCAACACGTATGTCGAGGTGCCTGACTTCGCCTATGACGACTCCGACCAGCGCCTGACCTTCTCCGGGGAGGCCGTCGGCCTGCTCGGCGAGGATGAGCTGTTCATTGCGTCCGGCTGACCGGACATCACCCCACACCCCAGGGAGCGCAGACCCATGGACGTGAGCACACTGACCCGACCGACGAAGTACACACCCAAGTTCGCGGGGAACGACGAAGACCCGGAGCCGTTCACCCTCTTGCTCAAGCCGATGGTCCGCGAGTACCAGATCCAGTCGATGGAGGTCCACGCGGAGATCGAGGAGCACCGGGCGGCCGAGGACGCGAGCCCAGGCGAGAAGGCTGCCGCGACCCGCGCGAACGCCGAGCGGAACGACGAGTTCGTCGCGCTTGTCCTCGGGGTGCATGTGGTCGGCTTCGACAACCTGACGGACGACGGCAACGAGATGGCCCTGCCCGATGTGCTGGCCCTGCTGGCCGAGTACCCGAAGCTCGGTGAAGAGGTGTTCAGCGCGATCGTCAAGGGCGGGACGATGACGGAGGACGATCGAAAAAACTCCGAGTAGCCCTGCACTACAGCGACGTTCCAGACTACGAGTGGAGCGCCGACGAGAGAGCAGCCATCCGCGAGCAGGGCCGCGGGACGAAGACAGGATGGGATGGCCGCTGCAAGTTGTGGGCGTCCTGGTGCGAGAAGGGCAAGCGGTGCAAGAAGGACGACGAACAGCCATGGACGCCCGTTACCGTGCCCTCGCCGAAGCACCGGCCGCAGGGGTTCAGGGTCGCGGACCGTCGCGGCTGCACATGCCCGGAGAAGGCGCCGAGCCGGATCGGGCTGGCCGTCCGTCGGTGGGTGGACGCGCGAAGGGGCAACGGGTTGCCGGCTCCGGGCCACGTCAGCGAGCAGCCGGCTTGGTTGTTCGATGCGTTCGGCGTGCTGGATTCGGAGTTGGAGATCATCCAGGCGGCGCTACAGGAGGCGCAGCACGCGAAAGCGAAGGGGTGAGCCGTGGCTGACGTCGTAGCCATCAGGATCAAGGCCGACGCGAAGCAGGCCAAGAAGGAGCTCAAGGGGCTGGGGCGCGGGTTCACGGGCCTTCAGAGCAACGTCGCCAAGGTGACTCCCGGCCTGCTCGCGGTTGCTGCGGGCATTGCGGCGATCGGCGCCGCTGCGGTGGCGGCTGGCGCAGCGCTCGTTAAGAACGCCAACGACGTGTCGCTGCTCGGGGATGAGATCGCGAAGACTGCTCGGATCGTCGGCGTGTCTGCCGAGCAATTCCAGGTGCTGCGGTTCGCCGCCGACCGCTCCGGCGTTGCCATGTCGTCCGTCACGAACGGCCTTAAGCGGTTGTCCCGCTCGATGTTCGACGCCCAGCACGGCAGCAAGCTCACGCGCGACACGTTCGTCGGCATGGGGATCGCGATCGAGGACGCTGACGGCAACCTCCGCGACTCCGAAGAGGTCTTCCGCGACATCGCCGACCGGATCCAGGCAGTCGGTGTCAACACGCAGACGACCGCCGAGTTGATGACGGTGCTGGGTCGCAGTGGTGCCGATTTGACGAATATCCTGCTCGGCGGCTCTGCGGCCCTCGACGACTTCGAAGACCAGGCCAAGAGTCTCGGCGGGATCATGGACGGGCAGCTGCTCGCCGCGTCCGAGGCGTACCAGGACTCGATAGCGGACCTGGACCTCGCGACACAGGGCCTGAAGAACGAGTTGGCGACAG